CGAACGTCTCAAAGAGCGCATAGCAGATGAGTGGGCGCAACTTGACCCAGTAGACCCGTTGCGTAGGTTGTTGTCAGATGTGATTGATGTTTTGGCGCAGCCAGCGCAGGAGCCGGACGATATGACCATTGCCTACATGAGCGGGCTTTACGACGGAAAGAAAAAGCGCCCGTGGGTAGGGCTGACGTATGAGGAGGTCGGAGCATTGTGGGATGGATGGAAAGATGCTGTTTGTTTAGACCACAAAACATGGGCCAGAGCTATCGAAGCCAAACTCAAGGAGAAGAACACATGAACGAACGAGACAAAGAACTGTACCAACAAGCTACAGGCAAGGAGTGGGCGTATGACTTTGACATTGATACGGCTGAAAAGTTCGCCGACCTCATCCGTGCCGACGAGCGTGAGGCTTGTGCGAAGGTGTGTGAACAGCCTATTGATGAAATACAGATAACGGACACCCTTAGTGAACAGTTATACATGAACGCCCATGAATGCGCCGCAGGCATCCGAGCAAGGAACAACCAATGAAACACTTCCCACATAACCAACACGTATACCTCGCAGGATCCATCGAAGGTATCCCATGGTCTGAAGCAACTGAATGGCGTATTCAAGCAGCAAATCAACTATCACAATACGAGATCGACTGCCTTGATCCCTGCCGCCGTGTAGCATTTGAAAAGTCAGGTGAAGTCCGTCATGCTGATGCTCGTATCTTTAAAGCTGATTTGCAAGATATCGCATTCAGCACAGTTGTGTTAGCTAACCTATCTGAAAACATCGGAGGTAAAAAGTGGGGTACTGTCGCTGAAAAAGACGCTGGAATAATGTTTGCAGCAGTTATCAGGGCAAGGGGTAACACATGAAAGAAGGAAATGAAACGCATTGTCCTAGACATTGAGACAAACCTAGCCCATAATCACATATGGCTTGCAATCACTAAAGATATAGATTCTGGAGAAATAAAAACATGGAAAGCAGCAAGCAGCCTGTCGGAGTATTTAAAGGACGCTACGCTAATTATCGGACAAAACATAATAGCGTTCGATGCTCAAGTGTTGAACAATATTTGGAAGACGAAGATAGCTTTCAACCAATGCTACGATACACTTCTAGTAAGCAGGTTGCTAGAACCGAGCAGAGAGAACGGGCACTCTCTCGCGTCATGGGGAACAACACTCGGCCTAGAGAAGATTAACTACTTAGCTACTTGGCAGTGGATGAATGATAGACGTGAAGCATATAAAGGAGAATGCTATGATTTGGTACACATGGGCTTGTTGGAAACCTATTGTAGAAGAGACGTGGAAGTCACTGAAAAGCTCTTTCATGAGCTTGAAGCTCAACTAGAAGCAAAGAAGTTTAGCAGGGAGAGCGTAGAGCTTGAACACAAGGTAGCTGCCATCATTGCTAAACAGGAACGTAACGGCTTTAAACTGGATGTAATATATGCAACTACCCTACTTGCTACAATCAAAGGAAAACTGGACAGCTTATATGAAGAAATGCAGGAACGATGGCCTCCCGTTGTCGTTAAGCGGACAAGTGAGAAAACAGGAAAGCCCCTCCAAGATGGCGTGGTTGTTTTCAATCCCGGTAGCAGAAAGCAAATTGGAGAAAAGCTCATAGAGCTTGGATGGAAGCCAGAGAAGCACACAGAAGGTGGACAGCCTAGGGTGGACGAAGGAGTGTTGTCTAAGATTGACATTCCCGAGGCTAAACCAATTATTGAATATTTGATGCTCCAGAAACGTGTAGCTCAAATAACAAGCTGGCTGGAAGCTGTAGGCAAAGATGGCAGGGTGCACGGCAAGGTGATAACCAATGGGGCTGTAACGGGACGTATGACCCATAGCACCCCTAACATGGCTCAAGTGCCTAATGCAAGCAGCATCTATGGCCCTGAGTGCCGTGAATGTTGGACAGTGGAAGAAGGAAACGTTTTAGTCGGTGCTGACGCTAGTGGCCTTGAGCTACGGATGTTGGCTCATTACATGAAGGACACAAATTATGTTAGAACAGTCTGCGAAGGAAGCAGTAAAGATGGTACGGATGTACACACAATTAATCAACGTGCAGCTGGACTACCTACACGAGATGCGGCAAAAACTTTCATTTACGCCTTCCTCTACGGAGCTGGAGACGCTAAAATTGGTAGCATTGTCGGAGGAAACAGCAGAGCTGGAGGAAAACTTAAAGCAGACTTCCTTGCAAAGACACCAGCTCTTGCAGCGCTCATTGAAAAAGTTAAATACCTTGCCACAGCAGGATATGTTCTTGGACTTGATGGAAGACGCATATGGGTACGAAGTGAGCACGCAGCCTTAAACAGCTTGCTCCAGAGTGCAGGAGCCATTGTTATGAAGCAAGCTTTGGTGCTTTTTCACAACAAAGCTTTTAAAAATAAATGGCCTATTAAGCTAGTTGCCAACGTTCATGATGAAATTCAGCTTGAAACTTCTGAAAAGTATGGTACAATAGTAGGTGAAGCGGTGGTGAGAAGCATCGTTGAAGCAGGAGAACACTTCGGTCTTAGGTGTCCTCTGGCAGGAGAGTATAAGATTGGAAGGAATTGGAGAGAAACTCATTAATGCTTAATCTGACACCTCTACGTCGATATTAGTGGAGAAGCCCTGCGGATTCTCAGGGGGCAGTGTCCCAGTATTATAGTAAGCTGGTTTTTAACAAAGGAAACTTAAAATGGAAACTTCTATTAAACCCGTTCGTATCTCTGGTCAATTGTTCTGGAGCCGTTGGATGGGGGAATTTAATACGGAATACGCACCTGAAAACAAACGATACGAATGTGTCATTGCAAACATTAGTCCTAAAGACGCTGCTGCATTAAAAACACTTGGTATTAAAATTAAGAATTCAGAAAAGAAACCAGAACAAGGCAACTATATTGTTGCTAAAAGCTTGTATCTCTTTAATCCTGTAGATGAAGACGGAAACGGAATCACTACTCCAGTTAAAGACTTTGGAAACGGTACAGAGTGTGTTGCCCTTATTGGTAGCTATAAACATAAACTATCAGCAGCGCATGGATATGCCCCTTCAATCAAGAAATTGATTATTACTAAGGTGAAAGCGTATGTTCCAAAGGTTGAAGAAGAAGAAGAGGAATTTGCCCTGTAATGGCACAGCCGCCGACAACCGAGGAGGGATTTCCTCCGAAGCCAACGGTGGCTTTTGTAGACGCCGATTTCTTAGTTTATTCTGTTGGTTTCTCGTCGAAGGGGCGTTCTGAAGAAGACGCCCTAGACGAACAAATGGCTAAGAATCGGCTCACTGAGTGGTTCACCGACATTGTTTATATTCGCCTGAAATGTGAAGACTACAAAGCCTTCATTACAGGGAAGACAAACTTCCGTTACGGAATTGCCACTACAGTGCCCTACAAAGGCAACAGGAAAGACTCTGTAAAGCCTCCGCACTATGAAGCTCTGCGTAAGCACCTAGAGCGTATGGAAGCAGTGGTAACAGAGAATGAAGAAGCAGACGACGCAGTGGGCATAGAAAGCACACGCTACACAGGGTGGATTGTCCATGTAGACAAAGACCTAGACCAGCTTCCGGGGTGGCATTACAACCCTGTGAAGGATGAGGAATACTATGTAACAGAGGATGAAGGCTTGTACAGCTTCTATCTCCAGCTACTGACAGGTGATAGAGTGGATAACATTCAAGGACTGAAGGGCATAGGGCCTGTGAAAGCCAAGAAGATTCTGGACAGCGCAGAGCTGTCAGAGAGCTATGAGCAGGGGCTTCTAAAGGCTGTGCAGAAGGCTTATGAGGCTGCTGGAGAGCCTCTAGAGCGTGTGTTGGAGAATGGACAGCTCTTGTGGCTCCGAAGGGAACCAGAGCAGATGTGGCAGCTTCCAAGTGCGTGAGTACAATAGTGGACAATGGACAGAAGCTAGGTTTAAAAGCTTTATCACTTCTGCGCTACGAACAGCAACCCAGCGATGGCCTCCTAAGTTTGAGGCATTGAAGGAAGCTTTCGTAGACAGGAAGATAAACAAGAAGACAGGAAAACTAGCTCAACATTTCTCCTGCGCTGAATGCAAGGGAGAGTTTGTCTCAAAGGATGTGCAGGTTGACCATAAGAAACCAGTGGTAGACCCAAAAAAGGGCTTCCAAGGGTGGGAAACATACATTGACCGCTTATTTTGTGAGAAAGAGAACTTACAAGTTCTTTGTAAGCCTTGTCATAAAGTTAAAACAGCTGAAGAGAAAGAACAAAGGAAGAAGAAATGAAGGTATCATTAGTATGGGCTACACCAGAGGGGGAAAAGCTCATTGCGTACATGGCTCGTGTTAGCAACCCAGCAGCACAGGACAAGGACGACAATGGGAAGCTTCTGCGCTACCTGATTAAGCACAAACATTGGAGTCCTTTTGAGATGGTGAATGTTTGTATGGAAATTGAAACAACGCGAGACATTGCACGGCAGGTGCTGCGTCACCGTAGCTTCAGCTTCCAAGAGTTTAGTCAGCGGTATGCAGAGGCTTATGAGTGGGAACGTGCTGGTTTGCGTATGCAAGACCCTGTGAATCGTCAGAGCAGCATGGAAACAGACGACAGAGAGCTGGCTCGTTGGTGGAGAGAAGAGCAATCAGAGCTTCTACATCAGGCTACAAAGCTGTATAAGAATGCTTTGAATGCTGGAATTGCTAAAGAAATTGCTCGTAAGGTTTTGCCAGAAGGCATGACAACGAGTAGAATGTACATGAACGGAACTCTGCGTAGCTGGATGCACTATGTCGATATTCGCTGTGGCCCTGAGACACAGAAGGAACATCGGGAAATTGCTGAAGCTTGCAAAGCAGAGCTTGTTAAACTGTTTCCTTTTATTGGAGAATGAATGGCAGATATTTCAATGTGTGATGGAGCACAGTGTCCGATAAAGCAGGAATGCTATCGTTATACGGCTCCTAAGAATGAATACAGGCAGGCATTCTTTACTTATGTGCCTTACGACCATGCCCGCATAGGTTGTGAATATTTCATTGATAACTCGGAGTATTTGAAATATGAAGCTAAATGACTACCAGAAGGAAGCTAGGGCTACGTGTTTGGAGAGTGCTAGAAACCTCCCATACCTCATCACTGGTCTAGCAGCAGAGGCAGGAGAGGTGGCAGGGAAGTATGCTAAATACTTACGGGACGACGACAGCAACGACATTACAGCTTATTTCCATTTAGAACAGCAGCTAGTTAAAGAGCTTGGTGATGTTCTGTGGTTTGTAGCTGTAGCAGCAGATAAGATGGGGGTTACGTTGGAGCAAGTAGCACAACAAAACATTGATAAACTTTATAGTCGCCAACAGCGCGGCGTTTTGAAAGGAAATGGCGATGAACGATGATTTCGATGGACAATCTTTTGTATTCTCATGTGCAGAAGAAAACAAAACTTTAGTAAAACAACAGGCGTTTGAGTTTGGAACTCCTTGGCCTTCTGTGCTTGAAAGCTTCTTGGAGTTTCTGGAAGCTGTAGGCTACATTGGTGTACGGGATAAAGTACGTATTGAAGACAATCCTTTTGTTGAAAGCAGCTGGACTCTGGACACGTATGACAAAGAAGAGGCTCCTTGGTAATGAGAATTCTTATCATTCCTGATTGTCAGGTAAAGGAAGGGGTTCCTCTGCAACATCTGGAATGGGCTGGAAAGGCTATCTGTGACTATCTGCCTGATGTTATTGTAAACATCGGCGACTTCGCGGATATGCCTTCCCTGTCTACACACGATGTAAAGGGAAGCAAATACTTTGAAGGGCTACGGTACAAGAAGGACGTGGAAGTAACTAAAGCAGCAATGCAGAAGCTTCTAGCGCCCTTGCGTAGCCTCCAGAAGGCTCAGAAAGAGAGCAAGCACAAGGTTTATAAGCCGCGTATGGTGCTCACTATGGGAAACCATGAGAACCGCATTAAACGGGCTGTAAACAACAACCCCACGTTAGAGGGGCTAATAAGCACAGAGGACTTGGAGTATGAGAA